CTGCTGCCGCTAAGGAACTAGCTCCCATCCCCCTAGCAGCCATTGTATCATTTGCTGCCCTAATAGCACCTGCTGCCCATGCAGGAGTGCCATCATTAAACTGATCCATTAATAAACTTAATTGTCCTTGTACTGTATCTTTAGCTTGTACATTACCTTGAATAAATTGTGCAACTACAGTGTCATCTACATTTAAACTTTTTGCTAAGAAAGTTGCATCACCACTTAATTGATATTTTTCTGCAGCTGTTACTTCTCTTTTTAGACCATCAGCAGTTGCAGCTGTAGGTATTTCGTTATCTCCTACAACACCAACAGATCTTTTGTCATTTACATTAGATACAAAAGTAGATTGTGGTGTATCACCTACATATGTTTTTGAATCAAAATCAGTTGTTGCAGCTAGTGGGTTTTCAGTATCAGTAACTGTTCTACTAGGCATTTCATCAGGTTTTATTATTTGCTCACCTGGTGCTCCTGTAACAGATCGTACTTGAGCATCTTCTGTTGGTGTTCCTTCTTGTCCTTCTACTTTAGTACTAACAGTACCATCAGCTCCTACTGCAGTTCCAGGTGATCCAACTAAAGTTGCAGTACCTTGTTTTGCACCAGGTGATGTAGGTGCTACTGCTGTTCCTGCTGTAGCTTTATCAGCTTGAACACCCATTAATACATCTAGATCAAAACCATTTTTATCTAATAATTCTCTTACTTCATCTATTTGTTGTGGAGTGTAATCATAAACAGCTTGTGCAGGCATTGTAGGATCAGCTACTTGGCCTGCTGTAAAATCTACTATACCTTGTTTATTACTATCTGTAACTGCAGGATCTTCAGACTTCTCTTCACCTGGTTGCAATACTTCTTGACCTATTTGAATACCATACTGATTAAAGTATGTTACTGTTGTAGTGCCATCTGAATTTTTTAATTCTGTTGTTCTAGAAGGATCTCTTTGTGAGTATAAAGGATTAGGCCTAGTTCCTCTACGTACTTCTTCTCCTCTAGAGTTATAGTATATAACTTCTATAGTTTTAAAATCAGCAGATATAGGACCATCTGTAGTTTTAGTAGGATCTATTTTTGTAGGATCATACTCTTCTTCTGGTTCTGGTGCATTTTCATTTGCTATATTATCTAACTCTTCTTGAGATACAGTTGTACCACTTTCATTAGCAGTTTGAACTGCACTTGTAATAGCGTCTACTTGATCTCCAGTTAAGTTACCACCTGTAGATTCGACAGTATTAAATATAGCATCATTTTCTAGAGTAGTAAGATACTCTTCTGTATCTATACTGCCATCTAAATTAACAAAACCTGCTTCTTTAGCAGCAATTTGTGCAGCAGTTAAAGGAGGATCACCTGCACCAGTATTTAAAGAGTCATTACCTCCTCCTCCAGTTACAGTACTTACACTTTCATTTGCAACTGCTCCAGAAGTATCTACCCCTAGATTTGTAAAATAATCAAGTTGATTTTGATTAAACTTTCCTTCTGATATTTGTTGTTGAACAACAGGATTATCATAGATCTCTTGAGCAGAAGGTATGTTAAACATATTATTTTCGTACAAACCTCCATTATTAAACCTACGTAAGGCCTCTGCTCTCATTTCTTTTTCTTTATCTGTCAATGGTACTTTAGGCATATCTTTCTCTCTAACTCATTATAATCTTTATTAACAAACCTATTACAGAAACACTTGCTCCTATAAGTATTGTTTCTATTCTGTACAATCTTTTATCTATTGCCTCATACCTACTTGTACAAGCATCTACATGATCGTCTATTTTTTGATTTACTGTTGCGGTTGTAGCTTTAGACATGGGTTCTCCTTATTTATATTTGTATTACAAGGTCTTTAGCGATATGACTTGCAGCACTTGTAGATGCAGCTCCTCTAGTGCAACCTGTAAGGTTTGTACTATCTATTCCTGTATAAGTAATTTTTTCATCACCTATTTGTACAGTGCCAGATGTGGTAAATGGTCTAGTATTTTCAACAGAAATAGTTGTTACTGAGTCATTAATATCAGATGAAAGAATGTTACTACCTTTAAAATCTGCATTAGCTGACCATGAAGAACCATCATATTTATATTTCCAACCAAACCAATCTGATTTAGCATCTACTCCAGTATGCAGTGTTGCATTACTTGTAGTACAATCTAATATAATAAGTTCTGGCGTGCCGCCTTCACTGATTGTAGTTTCTGTAGAAGTAATATCTACAGTTTTACTATCTTCTAAATAATAAAGACTTATATTAGTGTCTTTTCTTACTATTGTTTGCATTGTTTACTCCTTATAAAAAACTTGGCTTTGTAGGAAAAGCAATATTTGGAAAACCCTCTTGTGCAGGTAAATCCCTTAATGCTTGTCTATATGTTGTAGCTTCTGTTTTTTGTTCATCTGTTAATGGGCTATCTGTAGACGCTGTCCAATCACTTTCTCGTAGAAGTGAAGTTCTTTCTAGTCTTTTAGATTGCAATAATTTTTCTTCTAAATTTGGTTCTTCTTTATTATCTACTTCAATCTCAATAAATTTTCCAATACTTGCGTCATATACATTTTCTTTTGTCATGTTTTTTCCTTATTTCTTAATTGCGTATAAAGCTATTACGCCTTCTTCAAAACTTCCAGTACCAGTATAAAAATAAAATTGTTCTGCGTAATCAGTTGTTGTTGCAGAACCAGACGCACTAAAAGAACCCATTTCATTATTCATATAAAAATTATTTGCTCCTGTTCTTACACTTGCTTGATAACTAAAAGCTGCGTTTTTAAAATTATTTTCATAAACAACTTTTGCATTAAACTTACCACCATAACCATTTCCATTATAGTTTTGTATTAGATCAGAAGGATTTCTGTAAGGATAATCTGCACCATACATTCTAAAAGACAAATAAGAACTAAAACTGTCATTAGCTGAAGTATAACTACTACCATTGTAATTACCTGTAGCAATACCATTAAAATTGCTTCCTGACATTACACTTGAACCACTCTTATAAGGTTTAAATCTTATATTATAATTTGTATCATTACTTACACCCACACCATAAAAATGTATTTCGTAGGCTCTAATTTCACTTGCATCTAAATCAGATAATTTAGAAAGAATTACACTTGAGCTAACTCCGCTATCTCTTCTAAAATCTACAGCCCCACAAAATACCCTAGCATCTGAAGGAGCAGGTAAATTAGTTAGTTGTGACCCATCAACAGCAGGTAGTTTTGAACTTGAATCTAATTGTACTAAATTGTTTGCAGAAGTGCCTACATCAAGTTCTTCTTTAGCAGATTCTATTTGTATTTTATCAGCAGCTATTGCTCTACCTAAAAATGCTACACCTGATGTGCCAACAACACCTGAGTTATTAGTAAAGTAATTAGTTCCTATTGCAAGAGATGATTGATTTTCATTAATTCCTCCTACTATAGTAAGTTTACCTGTAGCTGTATCTGATATTGATTCAGCAGCTATCCCTAATAAATTTGAACCATCTGTATTTAAATTGTTTACAACACTTCTACTTTGTAAAGAGTGTATATAAAAATCAGGTCCTTTGACTAAATTATAGGTAGCATAATTAGTTGAAACATAAGCTAAATTTTGAAAAAAATGATTATTAGTTCGTGGTCCTGTCGTTCCACTAGCAACAATAGCAGAGCCCATTGTTATACTTGTTCCACTTACACTAGGAGTATAATAATCAGCATTTTTAGTACTTGTTCCAGTTCCTGAAGTTCTATAAACTATAAATTTATTAACAAGTTCATCATACCCTGTAGCTACTTGCATAGCAGGATCAGAGTCAATAGCTACTCTTGTACCTAACGATACTGAGTTAGAAGAAAGAGTTGCCATAACTGCATAGCCTCTATTATCATCGTCAGAAGCTCCTCTTTTAATATAGCTTATCATTATCTTCTGATCGTCAGGACTATATGTTGCTCCAATACAATTTTCTGAAAGACCATGACCATTTGAAGCATCTGTTAATTCACTATCTAAAAGAACTGGAGTATTACTAGCACCATTAATAGCTGAAGAAGTTGCTTCTATAGTTTGTAAAGTCCAACCTTTCCATGCTGAACTTTGATATAAACTTCTAGCTAACACTAAAATTCTATCTACATTAGAATCATAAACAAGCCCTATACTACCAGTAACATTAGAAGTACCACTATTTAAATTATTCATAATTTGTGTTCCGCCTGAATTATTTACAGTAATACTTGTTCCTGAAACTGTAATATTATAAGCGTATATTTGAGCATTTGTTTGACTATTATGATTACTATTAGAATGAACAACAACATATCTATCAACATTAGCATCATATACAACATTACCATGATAAGCTCTTTTTGTATCTATCTGCGTAACACTACCTACTGATATTGTTTTACTAGACCCTGAACCAGTAATACTACCTGCAACACCACGATAACCATCAGTATTAGTTACCCATGTCCAAACAGCTAAAAACTCGTTAGCACCAGTATTTGTTGCAATTTCTGCTCCATAAGTAGCAACTGATTGTAATACTGTAGTTACTCCTTTAGTAAAACTACCATCTCCATTAGGAGTAGCAGGAGTTAAGTAAGGATATCCATCTGCTTGAGTAGAGTGAGAAAATATTATAGTATCTGACGTTGAATTATATACCGACATACCAGAGTACCAATCATCACTAGAATTTGCAGTTGCTGTTGATTCTATAGTAAAATCTAAAGGATCATAATTTGTTGTAATTACTTGAACTTGTTGTGCTTTACCTGCACTAGTTAATATGACTGGTTTACCTGCAGTTATTGAACCATCAGCTACAAGTTCAACAATACCCCCACCACCTGCATTATTATCTACATAAGCTTTAATAGATTGTTGTGTAGCAAGTTTTGTTGCTGAATTAGATGATAAATCATCTTCATCTAATACTGCTGTACCAGAAACTCCAGTATTTAAAACTGGACTTGTAAGTGTTTTATTTGTTAATGTTTGTGAGCCTGTAGTTGTAACCATACCTGTAGTAGAAGAATCTACATAGGCTTTAATTGATTGTTGTGTAGCTAGCTTTGATGCTGAATCTGAAGCTAAATTATCTTCATCTAGTATTGCAGTGCCTGAAACTCCTGTGTCTATAACAGGGCTAGTTAAAGTTTTATTAGTTAATGTTTGAGAACCAGTTAATGTAGTTACAGTGCTATCTATAGCTAACGTTACTGTATTAGAAGTAGCACTAGAAGCAAGACCTGTACCACCTGCAATAGTTAAAGTTTCAGAATCTAAATCAATAGCTATAGTGCCACTGTCAGATGTAATATCTAAATCTTCTGCAGTAATTTGGGCATCTACGTAGGCTTTAATTGATTGTTGTGTAGCAAGTTTAGTTGCCGAGTTAGAAGACATATCATCTTCATCAGCTATAGCAGTACCTGAAACACCTGTATTTAAAACAGGGCTTGTAAGAGTCTTGTTTGTTAAAGTATCTGTAGTAGTTTTACCTACTAGAGTATCTGTCGTAGCAGGTAAAGTTAAAGTTATATCTGCTGTAGAAGCAGGTCCAATTAATGTAACTTTATTAGTTCCATTATCACTATCTTCAAAAAATTCTAAAAATCCTGCACTAGTAGATCCATTCTTTAATTGAGCACCTGCATTAATTATAGGTGTAGTTAAAGTAGG